TATATTCTGTGTATTAATACCATCTATGTACAAGTTACGATAATTCATCTCTTGTAATTTTCTGGATGTAGCAATACCCATACCACCCGTAATATCAATCACTATAAACGCATCATATAAAATACCCCATTTATATGCGATTGATGCTAAATCATCTGGTGGGATTTTTCCTACATATTCTAATACTTGTTCCCTCTCATCAAAATCCACAATATTAATTGCTGAAAAGTCTTCACTATCTCCTCTACTTACATCGACACCCATAATGTATCTATGACCTTGTATTGGTTCTTTCCATTGCCACAAAGTACCTTGCATATATTTTTCTTTAGGTACTCTAATCATATTTTTTGCGATGTTTTCCTGTATATCACCAGGTATCACACCATCCCCCGAACCTAAAAAGTCACACTCTAATTCTTGTGCGATTTTACGTCTATCGTATTTGAATTTTTTAGACATAGATTCGAACCACGATGAAAACGGTTTATATCCTTGTTCTTCATATTCCTTATATTTTTCAATATCGAAATCGTGTAAAACAACTTCATCATCATTGTATTGTTCTCTATTTAACATGTAATGACATATATCATTACATTTAACCCACCTTAAATCTTTGGTATAACGAGGGTCTTTAAACCATCTTAAATCTGTGATATGAAAATCATTAATACCACGTAAAGCTTGGTCATATACACCATAATAAATTGGATCATAACCATTTGGTGTGGAAATTAGTATGATTTTACCTCCTGTAGATAACGACGCCATAGACGCAGCCCAAAAATCATCCCCCGCTTCAATATATGCCGCTTCATCGAAAACAAGTATTGTGGGTGTATAACCACGAAGGGCGTCAGCTGAGGTTGCAACTGCTTTAACTTCACAACCATTATTTAATCTAAATCTACTTTCTGAGTTTTTATCAGGAGAAAACCCAACGTTAATCCATTCAGGCCATTGGTCAAGGAAATGACGTATTTTATTCGCCATCTCAATTGCAGTATCTCTTTTATTTGCAATTACAAGAACTCTTTCAGGATTTTCAGGTTTTGCTAATTGTAATCTTCTTGAAATCCATGCAGATGTTACTGTAGATACACCCGCCTGTCTGTATTTTCTAGTGATATTTTCATTGTACAATTCATAATCCTGAATTAATTGTATTTGGTCAGGAAAAAGCTCTAAAGGAACAAATTTCTTTTGTGTATTGTCGTATGTCTGCAAGTATGTTTTTAACGCATAAGGTGCGTCTCTCATAATTCTTGCATATTCCTTTAACTGTTCTAATTTTGAATTCATATAGTTATAAATATGAAAAAAGGTGGATTAACCACCTTTAATTATCTTCTTGGTACTAATTCCCCACCGTCATCTTCGTCTTCGTCATCACCAAAATCAATCGAACCACTAATACCAATTGACCTCAAATAACTATCTATATCACTATCTTCTGTTTCTTCAGTTGCATCATCTAAATCATCTCTAAACATCGCAACGGAATCTTCATACTCTTGATCATTAAACATTTTATTTATTCCGTCCATTAATTCATTCATCATTCTTTTACCTCTAGCCGAATTAGATAAAACTTCCTTCATAAACACTAAGAACTTCTTAGCTGGTAGTTTAAAAATTTCAACAAGTAGATAATTTTGTAGTTCTACCTTATTCTCATCAGTTAAGAGGTCTTCAGGAAATTGACTTCTAACTCTGTCCCATATTGCTGGCCCAAGTCTCAAATCCCACATTTCTTTTTCTAATGTGTCTTCCGTATCTTCAATATCAGTAAATTCACCTTCAGGTCTACCCTGTAATGCAAATAGTTCTAAAGTCCCTTTTATTAATTCGTGTACTAAAACAGGAAAATTAATACCTCTTGCAATAACTTTTCCCGGTCCACCTTCCTCTTCAGGCCCTTCTGCACTTTCTTTACCCGCGGAAGAACCACCTAAGTTTTTAATCATTTGATCACTAATCTGCCAATATGTTATATCATTTATTGACATTAAAGTACCATATAAGTTTAAAATGTTTGGATTACCGGTAATTTGTTCTAATCTTTCGGGTACTAAATGAAACATGTAATGACCCTTTTTAGATGCACCCTGAATGATAGCATTTATCATTCTTCTTTTTGCCTTTTCTAAATCTAAGTTTTGTAACTCATTGAAGATTTCTACTTCATTCTCAATATCAACTTGTTCGGGGTTTTCTTCATCTTCTTCATCGTGACCAAAATCGTCCATATTAATCTCACCCATCCCAACTATTTTAGCATCGAATTCAATTGCACCTTCAGGTATACCCATCTCCTTCATTACGAGTTCAACCGCCAATTGTTCTAATTCTTGTCTATGATTTCTTTCAATCGCAACAACATTGTTGTGTGCATTCATTAATGTTTGTTGAAGCTGCATAACACCTTCCATTCCTCTTTGTAATGGTGTTCTATCACCAAGATATCTTCTCAAGTTTGATACAACTTGTCTATATCTTTCTGATGCTAATACTTCTTGAAAATTCTTATTTGGTTCTTCACCAGTAGTTGGTAATGGAACCTTTTTTAACGGAGTTTCACCTTGTGATAATTTATCCTGTAAACCTTGGTCGGGTCTATCAGGAGTATCGAAATCCATTGCCATTTCTTTAATATTGTTTTCTATTAAAGATAACAAATTTTTCTTACTTATTTGCATTCTTCTTCTCTTTTAACGCCTTTGGTTTAGATTTTTCACCTGGTTTAGGAGAATAAGGTGTTCTTGGTTTTGTACCCGGATCAACTTTAGGTTTTGTTGGTGCGGGTTTTGTTGTTGGAGACGCTTCTTTTACTTCTGTATTAGAAATGGCGTCGTAACTCATAAACTCAGGAATACCATTGTGTCCCTTTTTAACATTAGGACCAACTTCAACCTCGTTTAGTTTAATTTGAATTAATTCCATTATTTCATTTTTAGATGTGAATGAATGAAAATTTTCATTAGCTAAATTTTCAACCCATTCCTTGACATCTTTTTTCTTTTTTAATAGTTTAAAGTCTTCCGAATCAATCTTACCATTTTTGTTTTTATCAATCTTTTTTTGATTACCTTTTAACTTTTCAGTAACTTCTTTCTTCTTCTCTCTTAACTCAACATTAAGTCCTTGATCCGTCATTTTTTTTACATCGGATGGATTTATGTTTTTTGACATAACGACACTTCCTTTTGCTTTTAATTGTTCATTTTGTTCACTAAAAAGCCTTGTGTGTAAGTCGGATAATTGTTTGTCTGAAAATCCTACTAATGTTTTTTCTGAAAAACCTTCTTTTAATAGATTTTTTACAATTTCATTTCTTTTCATGATTCTTTGAATTTAATTTCTTCTTTTAATAAATGGTAATTTCTTTGTTTTAATTTTTTAGTTACCGATTCAACAGATTCACCAAATCTAAATGTTAATCTATCGAACTCATTATTAAAATCAAATTTTTCCCAAGCCAATGCAATTACATTATCTACTGCATCAATAACTCCGAAATAATCGGAGTTTTGAATGAGTTCTAATTCTAAATCTGTGTTTTTTAATAAACCAACCAAATCCACATATTGAATATCTGGTGATTTGGTGTTTTGAGATGATGATGCGGGTATAACGAACCACTCGTCTATGTCAAGGTCAGTCGATTTACTGAATATAAATTCGTACTGTTTTTGACCTTTGTAATCTGAACCGATTTCATTAACATAGATTAGGACCATTATTAATTAAAATATTTACTTAGCGTTTCACCAACAGCTTGGTTAATACTGTTTTTTATTTCATCTAAATCAATCTCTTTTTCTTCATCCATATGGGATGTTTCCTCAATATCCGCATAATTACTAAAATCGATTTCATCCATTTCATCTACAACATCAACAGGAGTGTTAACGAATGATTCTAAAGCGTCCATTGCATCCATTTCACCTAAATCCTCTTCTGGTGATGGTTCTTCAGCAGGAACTTCTTCGTCACCCATTTCAGGTTCTTCAGCAGGAACTTCTTCGTCACCCATTTCGTCTTCTTCTCTATCGAATTTCTTACCAATTTCTTCCAAATCTTCTAAATCTAATTTCTCTAAATCAACCGCAGATATAATCATATTTAAAACATATTTTATATCATCACTTTCCATCTTTTCTTTTTGGTCTCTTAACTCTTGTCCAAGTTTACCAGCAAATTTTTGAACCTCAGCCATATAGTCTGAACGTTTTCCTTCTTCAGATGATGGTTCCATTTCACCATCCATTGATGGTTCTTCAGATGGAACAGGTAAATCCATTTCACCTTCAGGTGATACAGGTGGTAATTCTGGAGATGGTTCAGATGGTACTTCAGAGGGAGCATCCATAGATGGTTCCATTGCTGGAGACTCTTCCTGAGATGGTTTTGTCTTCAAAACATATTTTGTAGCCTCTTGTAACTCTTCTTGTCCTTTGATTAATTCTAATCTTTTTAGAGCTTCAGAGTATGAAGAAAACTTATTTTTATTTTTCATGAACATCCCACCGATATAATCTAGTGAAGATTCATTTAAGCCTCTCTTTACGTAGTATCCGTCCTTTTCTTTAACGATACCATACACCCCACCTGTTTTTGATTCTGTAACCATTTCAGGTGATGGTTTTGACGCCTTATTGTTCGAATTTTTGTAGTATGTTAATTCGAGGATTCTTTTTAGTTTGTCATCTCCCGATAACTTTTCACTACCAACTGGTTTTAAATCTGCCATTTTTTAAAAATTAAGATTGACTTATTCTTATCCTATAAATACATAGATATATAGAAAAAAATAAGTCTCTTTACTGTGTTATGGACAATTTTTTGTCCGTTATATTATTTTTTAAGTCTAATAATTTTTTTATGTATCCGTTTCTTCTCAATAATTTAAAGGTTAAGTTCTCATAAGAATACTCACCACCACCCTCTAAACCTGTCTGTCTGAACTTTTTCAACTTTTTTCTTAAATCTTCAATCTTAGGTAACACATTTCCCTTTTCACCCAAATCAATAAGATTATCGATTTTTTTAGCAAATTCTTCCCCCTTCTCCAAAATTTTTCTATCATCGATGTTTGGGGTTTCTTTTTTAGGTTTAACCAACCATTCGTTATTTAAAACAGAATAAACACCCGAAGATATATGAGGTTCTTTAATGTCTTGTACATATAGTTCTACATCAAAACCTTTGATTTTGATATTATGTTTCTCATTCCATACATTCTTTTTCGCATCAAAAAATTCTTTTATTATTGACATAAAAGAATCTGAACCATCGTTACCCTTTATATCCGAATAATCAATTATAATGTGTAAATCAACATCAGAATACTCCGACCAATTGTAATTTGATAAGGAACCTGTTAAAACAATATCGTGAATGAAAAATTCCATACCCAATGAATCAATAAAATGGTCAGAAATCTCTAATAATCTTTTTCTAACATCTTCTCTAATCATATGTGTTGGTCTATTGAAAATGGAAGGACATAACATGTCTTTTGATTTAAAAGATTTAATTATCTTTTCATCATCTTCCCTATCTTCAATTAATTCCTCGAATAGACTCATCCTACTTTGATATATTTGTAACTTTTCGAAATATTTTCGTTAAAGTATTTTCCCTGAGATTTAGCCATTCTAAATTTAGTGAACTTCTCCCACGGAACGTTATTATACTCATAAATAGCACCACTATTAAAAGTCACCATTAAATCTTTTGATTCAGTGTTATATGATGCAGATTTTAAGTTTGAGGATTCGATAAGTACCTCAATAATGTTACCCTCGATTTTTTCTGATAAAATAGCCATATGTCTTTTTAT